ATAGTTCTTTATAAACACCTGCAATAGCATCTATTAAGTCTGCTTTGCGTTGCCCTATTTTAATAGTAAAGTGTTGGTTATGCTTTCTAACTATATTCTTTAAATCTGGCAATGATACTTTTTTTAATACACTTCTTATATCCATTGTTATACTCTTAGTTATATATAGAGATAATTATTGTCTATACAAATCCTTCTAAATATATATATAGATATTAATAATGCCGTTTAAGATAATACAGGAGCCTAATGGGTTCTTCGTTGAGAATATAGAGACAGGTAAGCGGTTTTCAAAGAAACCCCTGACAGAAGCTAAAGCTAAGAAGCAATTTAGAATATTAAACAAGTATCTAGCAACACTAGAAGGTTCAGGTCTCAATAAAGGTGAATTAAAAGAGATTAGACAAGAAGCACTGACAGATTTAGATATTAAGAAGTATATACCTGATGCTAAAATAATGAGTAGTTCAGATTTTAAAAAGTATTCTAGCATCAATCAGGTCTTACCTAAAGATAAAGATGTTGTATTTGTTATCTATGAATCTAAACCTAACTACGGCCACTGGTGCCTGCTTTCACGCTATTCACCTAATATGATTGAATACTTTGATTCATATGGTGGCAAGCCCGATGCACCTTTGAAATGGGTGAATCACGCAACACAACAAGCGCTAGACCTTAAACCCTATATTAGTTCTCTACTGACCACAGCTAAGAGTGAGGGTCATGATATAGTATATTCTAGTAAGCATTTTCAAAAGAATAGTAGTAAAAAATTAGGTAAAATAGCTAGTTGTGGTCGTCATTGTATCCTAAGAGCATTATGCATATTAAAGGACAATCAACAACTAACAGACTATATCAAAATGATGAATATGATTAAAGAGATAACAGGCTATAGCTATGATGATATAGTCAGTGGTATTATATCTGATGTATAGAGTAGGGCTTAGTAGTATATGAGTAGAGCTTAGTAGTATATAGTAGTATGTATGTACCCTAATAAAAAGTAGAGTAGTAGTATAGATAGAATGATAGAATAGTTATATATATAATGGTATAAGCAAGAAGGAAAAACAAAAAAAAGTGAGTAGTACATATGTACTACTATATACTACTAAGCTCTACTCATATCATACTAAGCCCTACTCATTAAGCTTAATGCCTATAAAATAATTGCTTCCGTTGGATGTTATACGCTCTAATCCTAACTCTGCTAGTTTAAGACAGAATCGTCTTATATCCATATCAGCCTTATTCATCTTTCCATTTGGTTCAATGTTATTTTTATAATCATTAAACTTTTTAAATACTTGTAAGGGCTTATAACGGTCTTTTATATTATTGGTTATAGTGTATGTATTATCTATAAAATTTTTTATAATATCTTTTTGTGTTTCAAATGTATCAGTTCCGTTGTTCTTAATATAAAACATCTTATATTTGTTGTAATCTTCTATTTGCTTCTTTGTATCTTCTAGTTGTTTTGTTAGAGTTTTTACTTGTCTAGTTAGTGCTTTTACTTTTTCCCATTCAGCTTCTTTGAGTTGTTTTTCAATGTAGTATTCTTCTAGTAATTTTTCGTTATCCCATTGTTCGGGTGGTTTCCTATTTGTAGTTATTGGTGCCGTGTGTGGGTCATAATAACTAGATGATTTAGGCTCTTCTTTAGGTTTTATAGTTATACATGCTTTAAAAGGGTCGTAATAAGTAGGTGCTGGTACTACTGGTGCTGGTGCTGGTACTGGTGCTGGTACAGGTACTACTGGTGCTGGTACTGGTGCTGGTGTATTACCATCTTTAAATTTAGTTAGTTTTGCTTCTAGCTCATCATCATCTAACATATCGCTTACCTTATCAAATAAATCATCTAATTGTTTTAGTTGATTTATTGATGGATGATGGATTTGCGGGTCTTTTGCTAGTATCTGCTGCTTCTTATCTAAAGCCTTAAACGCCTTTTTAGAGTGTATAAAATTTAAATATCCTAATCTATTCATTGGTAAATTAGAGAGTTTATCACATAGTCCTAGATAATCACCTATCAGCTTAGCATGCTCTATACTATCTATATTAACTAATTCATTAGTAGGTTCTTCTTCATCATTATCAATTTGCTTAGACCTGTATAAATCATCATCTGTTGAATGTGAATCAAAATTATAGATTTGTTCGTCTTCGTTATCACTTGCCATCTTAAAATTTGTTCTCTACTGAGTGTTCTCTACTCTACTAGAATATAATTCTTTTAAGCTATTTTATATCATCTAAAATTATTTTGTCAATCATTACATACTTAAAGACACTAGCTGATACTCTAAACTCTCCTTTTTATTAAATACCCTCTCCTTTTTTTTAAACTTTATTATTTATATATAGTAGAGTAGGGCTTAGTAGTATCTAAGTATAGCTTAGTAGTATATAGTAGTATATATGTCCTCTAATAAAAAGTAGAGTAGTAGTATAGATAGAATGATAGAATATATAATAGTTAGAGAGGCTAGAGAGAATAGAAAACTATAAAAAAGTGAGTAGTACATACATACTACTATATACTACTAAGCTCTACTCATATACTACTATGGGCTACTCATCCGGCTATGCTTGTACTTCTACCTGTTGTGTTGGTGTGTTCTCTACTGTAGGGGGTTTCCGGCCGCCGGGGATGAGTATGTTAACTATCTTATCTTTCATAGCTAGCATTTGCTTTGCTTCCTCTGCTAGTAGCTCTCGCTTGCTATCACACTTGCATTCTTGTAGTAGTTCAATATAAGCATCATCTAGTTTAATTAAAGCATATGATGATGTATAGTTGCGCTTACCTGCTAGATAGCGTTTATAATGTGATTTGTGCTCGCTGAATCTGATACTTAGTGGTTGGGTAGTACTACCTATATAAACCTTATCAAAGCTTGGGGATTTAATAACATATATCTTAGCTTCCTGAAATTTATTCATTGCTTGCGTGTTCTCTACTGTGTGTTCTCTACTATACTATACATAGAAATAATTTTAGTAGAGAAACGAATCAAAAAAAAAATATAAAAAATCTTAGACTAGAGCATTGCTGAGTTCATTATCTTTGAGGTTAGTATAGTATGTTTTCATTATTTTCTGCTTTTCACGGTATGTCTTAGTATAAAGTGCATCTTTAGCTTTACGGGCTATATCATCTTTATGTGCCTGCCTCCATTTACGCCTGTATTCTTTGCATTTATCCTTGTGTGCTTCCCTGTATTTCTTCATATATTCACTTCTATCCATTCTAGATGTTATCTACTAACATATACATAGAAAATAATGCTTTAAATAAACTTAATAATTAAAAACTAAGGGTAATCTACGCCTGGCGCATCTTGCGGGCTAGCTTGCTAACTACCTCCTGACCTAGCTTTTCAACACCCGGGGCTAGTTGATGAGCTACTTCAGGAAGAGCAGAGCGTGCTAGTGATTTCAAAGAAGACATAAGCCCGCTACCAACATAGCGTGCTAGTTTCTCAGTGCTAATAGGACGGGGCACGGCCATTGCGCTCAATACCTGCTCCTTCGTGAGAATTCCAGACGTGTATGCACTTGAGCTACCGTTGCTAGTAGATAGGATACCGGAATACATCATTAAGAGATTGAGTTGGGGCTGTATGGTTGCCTGTGTGTTATTTTTGTAATCCACCCGAATTTGGAATTGTGCCGTAGACAAACTGCCGGGTGAAAAATAATCTTGTAAAATTGGAATTATTTTAGCGAAATCCAATACAAGCATGGAACCGCAAGTAGAGATATATTCAGAAGGGACACCAACGACACCAACACCTCCAATAGTGCCGGCTGTGCCCCACTTTTGCTGAAGACCACTATATTCAGAATAACTCTGTTGACAACCAGAAAGATAGGAGGCTCTAAAAAGCTGTTCGCTCGAATAAGTCGATAATAAGCCTGAGGCGTTGTTTAGCACCACGCTCACGCCAGTAATGCTCCCGTAATGGTCACTAACACCACAACCTGCTAGATTGTTATTAGCACCAGCACCTGAATTTTGTTGAAACTTAAGGAAATCATCAACCCACACCCACACCTTATCAGGATAGCTGTTAAGTTGAATAGAATTGCTTTGAAGCTGACCTGTAGCACCAGATGCTGTAGTTAGCCCGTTTTGAGTGGGTAGAATATAGTTGACGTACGTGGCCAAAGGTGTTACCACGGTTTGTGGAATCATGTCACTCGGTTTAGGGGTGTAATAAACAAGTTCTAGATAGGTATCAGCCTGTTCGAATGTGACATTAGTGATAGCCTTAGCCCCGCAGGTTGGGGAAGTGACCCAACGAAGGACACGGGTAGGAGAAGCACCGGCCATCTGAAAAGTGGCGTTGATTTGAGTAATTCCGGCTAGACCGGGGCACTCCACTTTTTCACCAAATAAAAATGGGCTCACGAAAATTGGTTCGGTACTCTGTGCACGAATTATCACGGTTTTAACGGTTGCACCATCACCAACAGTGTTGCCGGTAATGGAAAGAATACGGAAAGAACCACGGGGAACCTCATTATTGTTGCAGTTTGAGTCTTCAAAGTTATTAAAAGGTGAGTTGAAAGAGGGAACGTGCACTGCTTGTAGGGCTTGGGCGGGTGTACCGGCGGCGGGTACCTCAGTACCGGCGCTGTAAGCTTGACAAAGCCCTTGAGAGTAATTGCCGTACTTATCGAGTTGAGTCGGACAAGTTGAATTCCACCGCTCAAATTCCTTCTTATCAACACACCGAAGCAGCGGATCTAACACCTGGTTCACGGGCAACGACACGGTTGTATTATTGATTTGTAAACTTGCATTCGTAATCATCTGATTAATAGGGAAAGGGGCGAAGCAATCTGCACCCTGATATACAACGGTACCACCAACACCACCTAGGATATTATACTGGCTAAAATTCACTAGATACTCACCAACAGCTGGGGTACCTGCTACGGTAATGCTAAAGGTTGAACCAAGAGCAATATTACGGGATACAATGGTGCTAGTAGAGGGAACCTGCACGTTAAAAACTAGTTGCTGGGATGTAGCAGAGGCGGCCGGGTACTTCTGCACGCTGACATTCTGACCCGAGCGAAGAACGGCATAGTTAATCTTATCATCTAGATTGAGCACCTCATCACGGACGGCAACAGGGAAAACTTGCTGAGACATTTTGATTAGAATATACTTCAATAAACTTATTATATATTATAAAGATAAAAAAAAAGAAAAAATATTTATAAATAAGAGGTTCCTTAAGCTGATGCTTTATTAAAAGTTTTCTTCCTTAACATAATAAGGATATCAGCTGCTGCTCCTGCCTCTAGATAGAATGGATGATATACTCCGTACTTGTCCCGCCATAAAACCTGAATGTTAAGCTGATTAATAGGTGAGTTGCCTAATAAATCAATAAGCCGATACTCAGCGGTCGGGAGATAGTAAATTTGCTGACCTGCGGCCGCTTCAGTCCCGGTGTTGTAAGGTATTAAAAAATCCGTTAAAGTTTTAACTGTGCTTTGTTGTTGAAAGATGCTCGATTGTGTGCTAGCATCTCGTTTGTTTAAGTTAAATGGGGCACCTGAATATTGCACTTCAACAGGGATAGCACTAGACACAAACACTATGCTCTGGGCGGGTTGCCAATTGACAACACTTGGG